TGGGATTGTCCTTACGTGGTCGCCAGCTGAGTGCCGGCGCGCACCTGGCGCATGATGACTTCGCTGACGCGGCGCGCGAGATTCGATTCCGTGTCGACCAGATGGAAGACGTTCGTGATCGACGGGCCGGCCGTCGGGGCGATGGCGCCGCTCACGCTCGGGATGAACAGCTCCGGTCCCTGCTCGCCTACGACGTAGGCTTGGCCGGCGCTGACCGGCCCGCCCGCGGCGCGGCCGGGAATCCCGGTGAACCCGCCGGCATAGTTCGCGATGTTTTCGTACTGGCTGGGCGACGTGAACAGCGAGTTCCGACTGAGGATCGCGTTGACGCCAGCGGTGTATTGCTGCAGTTCGATCCACTCTCGGACGCTGGCGACGGTGAGGTTCACCTGCGTGTTGAACTGCGCCTGCGCACCGGCCGCGGCCGTCGCGCCCCTGACCGCCTTGTCGCTGGCGTCCTGCGCGGCCTTGCCGGCGTCAGTGTTCGCGCCGGCAAGTGCGTTGTAGCCGTCGATTAGCTGCTTGTTATCCTGGTCGAGGGCGTCCTGTTCCTTGCGCAGGTTCTTGTCAAACGCGATGGCCTCGCCGTTGATCTTATTCACTTCCGCGAGGCTCTGCGTGTAGCCGCCCGCGGCGTACTCCGCCTGCGTCAGGATCTTGGTCTGCTCGGTGAAGCCCCCCGTCAGCGCCGCCACATCGGCTAACGCATGGGCGGAATCGAGCGACTGCTGCGCCATCTGCTTGCTGCGCTTGTCGACGATCCCGTCGACGATGTCTTGGTTCTGCAGCATTTCGTCGGTCTGCCGCTGGAAGTCCTTCAGCCCGGCCGCGGCGTCGGCGTCCTTCTTGTTCTGCTTTTCGTGCTGCAGGCGCACTTCTTCTTGCATGTGCTCGACGAGCTTCTTGTATTCGTCGCCCTGCGCTTTGATCGCGGCGGTGTGGGCGGCGGCAATCGGCGTGGAGGCTTCCGTCGCCGCTTTCTCTTCCTTCTTCTTATTGGTTTCCACACCGACGGATTCCGCCAGGGCTTCAAACTGGGTCTTCTGCTGGCCGAGCGCTTCGAGCACCGCATCTTTCGCCCGCGCCCAATTCGCCGCGCCGGTGCCGGCCTTCTCGGACACGTTGTAGAAGTCTTCTAGCCCTTTGATGAACGGGGTGAAGACGTTCTCCGTAATTTTGACGGTGAATTTTTGCTTGAGCTGATCCCAGTGCTCCCCGGCCGCATCGAGGGCGGCGACCGTTTCGTTGCTCATCACGCCGTTCAGTTCGCGCCAGCGGGCGATGGCGTCCTTGGTCCCTTCGGCGGCGCCGCTCATGACCATGCCCAACTTCTCGCCGTACAGCGCGATGGCGGCGGTGTCGCGCGCGGTGCCGTTCAACGTGGCAAGGCCGTCCTGCAGCGTGACAAAGAGTTCTTCGCCGTGCAGGTTGCGCACCGCGTCCAGCGACAGGCCCATGTCTTTCAGCGCCGCGGCGACCCCGCTGTCGCCGCCGGCAATCGCCTGCCCGACCTTGAAGATCGCCCTCCCCATCGCATCGGCGTCGACGCCGAACTCGCGCATCGCGCCGCTCATGGTCTGCAAGTCCTCGGCGGTGATGTGCGTCTGCGCCGACAGGTCCTGCAGCGCGCCGGCTTGCGCCATGACGTCCTTGACAAAGTCGAGGGCGGCGCGGCCCGCGGCCATAATCCCTTGGAACGAGAGGTACTGCACCGCGAGCTTGCTGACGTTCGCGGTCCAGTCATCCGTGGACTTCGCGGCGCCTTGGGTTTCCTCGGCCACTTTGCGAATCCCGTCGGGCACGTCTTTGCCGAGGGCCGTGAGCTTTGCCGCCGCTTCGGTCGCCGTGGCGTTCATGCGCGCCAGTTCTTTTTCGGTGAACGCCGCCGAGCCGCCCATCTCTTCGAACACCTTCGCCATGAGCGTGGCGTCTTGGATCACCTTCTGGCCGGAGAAGCTATCGCCCATGCGCGCCAGCGACTTTTCCACCTTGCCGGCGCCGCTTTCAAACGAGCGCAGCTTGACCTCCGCGGCGTCGACCGCGTCGGTGAACTTGGAGAAGTCCGCGCCCATGACGCCGGTCAGCGCCATTTAGTCCTCGTCGCCCGCGGCGAAGTCGGTTGCCATGTCTCCCGCTGTGGCCGCGCCCGGTGCCGCCGCCGCGGCCTGCAGCATTTCGACCAGTACGTCATGCACATCGGCGTCTAGGTCCCGGACCCATTCGTAGCGCCAGCCGTAACGGCAGGCGAGTCGGAGGTCGAGTTCGACACCGCGACGCCAGGCTCCGTTTTTTTTTCGGCGGTGCGCGCTGCGTCCATCGCCTCGCTGTGCGTATCGATGGCGGTGCTGACTTCCATGAAGTCTTCGGGGGTCAGCGAGTCCAGCACCACGGCGAGGTCATCGGGCGCCATGCCGCGGATCTCCACCAGCTGGCCGTCATCGTCAGTCAGGTTCCAATCGAGCAGGTACGCCACGCACGTCGCCATGCGGACCTGCAGCGTGTTCACCTTCAGCGAGCCGTTGACGGTGTGATACATGCGCGCAAACATCGCGCGCTGTTCGCCCGCCGTCAGCCGGCGCCGGACCGAGAGGGTGTCCCCATTGGCGAGCTTCAGCACGGTGACATCCGACCGGGTGAAGCGTGAGCGTTTCTCCATGCAGGTCCTCTAATGCTCGGGCGGGCCGAGCCGCGCGTTGATCGCGGCCGGCCCCAGGTGCAGTTCCAGCACCGGGAACGTCCAGAAGCCGCCGGCCCGCGGCGCCGCAAAGAGCAGCGCCCGCTGGCGTGAGGCGAACGGATCGGCGCGCACCGGGGTCGCCGTCAGCCACCAGTGCCCTTCGCGCTTACGGACCGACCAGGCGCTGAGTTCGACTGCGGTGCGGTGTCCCCACACAATCGCACCGCGCGTCCCATACCAGCGCAGTCGGCGGAACATCTAGGGCGTCACCGTGGCCGGCGTCGTCCACGGACCCGCGGCCATGAAGGTGCCCTGCACCGAGGGCGCGCCTTCGACGGCGGTGTCGATGCTGGCATCCATGTAGGCGAGGCCCGACCACTTGAACGTCGGCTCGGTGGAGTTGGGGATCAGCTCCAAGAGGCCGGGCGTATCCACGTCGGCCGCTTCAAAGAGGGTGAGTTCGTCCGAGTTCCAGAAGCCGGCGAACGTGCCGTTCAGGTCTTTCATCCCCGGCACGTAGACCTTGTTCTGATCTCCGAAGCAGGTGACGTTAATTTTCTCGGTCTTGAGGTCGAGCTTCCAGTTGTTGAGCGACACGATCTCGACCGGCGTGTTGCCCGCGGCGTCGTACTTCACTTGTCCGTTGCGTCCTGCTTTAATCACCGGAACCTCCCTATGCTGTCGTCATTGACGGCGCCTGCTCCAGCACCAGCGCCGCAATCGCCGCGGCGACGGGTGTGACAAACACCTGATAGCGCCCGCCGCGGTGCTGCCACCGGGCGTCGTGGTCGACTTCATCCGGCTCGGTGTCACGCGCCCGCCCGGTGCGACTGGTGGAACTGTGGACGTAGCCGGTGATGGTCAGCGGCTGGTCCTGCAAGAGTTCTTGAATGCGCGCCGCGGCGCGTTTGGTGTTGCCGTCGCCGCCGGCCGCGGTGATGCGCTCGACCGCCTTCACCAGATAGAGGGTGGTTTCGAACGACCCGTCAAACGTGTAGGTGTCCTCATGGAATTCCATCGACACGACGACGTACTGCGTGCGACCAGGCGGCGCCACGTCGAAGTAGACGCCACCGGGCATCAGCGCCCGCAGCTCGGGGTCATTGCGCAAGACCGCGATGATCGCCGCGTCGACGTCAGAGGGGTCCGACACCATGCACCTTGATCACTTGCAAGCCGGCGGCGCGGAGAATGTCCGCGAGGTCCTCCTCGAGGGCCGCCCGTTCCGCTTGCATCGTCGGGATAAAAATCTTCTTCCCCGGCATCGGCCCGCGGTTATACCCGAGCGCGGTCTGCCGCGACGCCGTGCCGGTTTCATAGATGAAGGCGTGCGGCGCGCTGCTGACCACCCGGCCCATCGCGCCGTCGCGGTTCTTCCGGACCGAATACTTGACGCCACCCTTCAGGTTGCCGGTGACGTCGCGATACTTGTCGCGGATCGTGTCGGCCGCGGCCTTAGTGTGCGCCTCGATTTGCGCCTCGGCTTCCGCGGCCAGCGCCGCCGGCAGCTTGCGCAGTTCCTCCATGAGCTCGCGCAGGCCGAGGATCTGCATCGTGGCGCTCACTCGATTACCTCCGTGCAGGCGGCAATGGACTCGGTCTTGCGCTCATCGCTATCCGCCACACCCGTCACCATGAACGAGCGGCCGTCGAAGATGATGCGCACCGTCGTGGTCAGGCCGGCATGGAACGGCAGCTTCACCACATGCGACGCGCTGCTGATGATCGCGCTGTTCGCAAACACGCGCTCGAGGTCCACGGCGCTGGCCGTCTCGATTTTCGAGAACATATGCGACGGCGCCAGGTCGACCCACGTTTGTTCCCAGCCGCCATCGGGCGTGTCGACCAGGGGGCCTGGTCGCTGCAGCCAGATGCGATGCGGGCGCACGGCGACGGTCGGTGGCGCAATCATGCGAGCACCTCCATGCGGTAGCCCTCGATGAGCGAGTCGTAGCCCATCGGCACGGTGTTGACGCTCGCGCCGCTGGTGGCGAGATCACGCCCAGTGGTCGCGCGGTGCGCCGTCAGGAGGCCGATGGCGTCGATGAGGTCGGCCGGGATCGCCGCGAGGGTCGGCCAGCCGCTCGCGATGCGCACGACCCACGGCGAGAGCGTCCGGAGCGACGCGGTCGGCCAGCTCTGACCTGGCGCGAGCGCGAGGCGGCCGCTGGCGCGGTCGACTTCGTACACGCTGGCATCCACGACGTGGGTGTCCCCGTCCTGGTCCACATAGCTGACCTCGAGCACGGCCGCGAGCGGGAGCGACTGCCCCGGCCAGTGGGGGCCGTCCGGCCAGCCCAGGCCATAGCTCAAGTCGTCGACGAACACGTCGCGCACCTGCAGCCGGACGGCCAGGTGCGTGTCGAACTCGACCTGGCGCCGTGCGCCGGCGATGAAGTTGCGCATCAGGGCATCCCGCGGATCCCCGTCGAGCCAGTCGAGGCCGGCGCGCAGCTTGCCCTCGTCGAGTGTGAGCGGCTCGGCGGGACGGACGACGGTGGCATAGCCGCCCGTGCCGCCCGTCGCGAGCACCGGGACCGAAAACGTGAGGAGCGACAGCACCGTGACGACGTGGTCCGCGTTGAGCGCGGCGTCCGAGTGGCCGCTGATGCGCACCGTATCGCCCGTCAGGCAGAAGTGCGGCGCGGCCGTCTTGACGATGGCCGGTTGGCCGGGCGTCGAGTCGACCACGTCGAGCACGAGCGTGACAGGCGAGGACACGGGCGGCCGCATGTTCGGACGTGCGCTCATCGGGATCGCCTTGCCTTGGCCTTGAACGTGCGAGCCGGGGCGGTCTCCGTCGGCGTGCCGGGGCCAGCGGTCGGCGGCGGTGCTGGCAGCGCGGTCAGCGCCCGACGCGTCACGTCCTGCGCCTCGGCGGTGTCACGCGACGGGAGCTGGCGCACGATGACGCCTTTGCCGCTCTCGTGGCCGTAGGTCGTACAGGCCGAGTGTGCGGCGCCGCAAATCGGGCACTCCGTCGGCTGCTGCGACCCGTAGAGGAAGGCGACGAGGCTCATAGCCTAGGTAGACCGTGGTCGGGCCGGAACAGCGGTGGCTCGACAATCGGCGGCTCGGGGTGCGGTCGCCCGGGTTCCCCTGGACGCAGGACGCCCTCGACCGGGGGTTCTTCTTCGCGCACGGCGCGGGCGTTCGATTCGCCAGGCTGAAACGTGGACGGTGCGAGGTGATCGTAGGTCGCCATTGCGTGCTCCTTTGCTGGTGATGACGCGATCGCCCCACAGGAGCGATCGCGTCAGTGAGGTCTAGACCGACAGGCCGGTCACCTTGCCGAAGGCGCCCGGGCGATAGACCGCGAGGGCCAGGCGTCGCTCGGCGCGGATCGCCACGAGATTCTTGATGAAGAAATCCTGGTGACTGTTGGAGGCCTCGACGCGGAGCTGCCCCTTGTCGAAGATCTGCGACGCGCTGCCGAACGCGCCGGTCAGCGAGGTGCCAAGCACGATCGACGGCGTGACCGCGACCGGCAGCCCCCAGAGCGTGGGCGACACCGGCGAGGCGAACGGGCCACCGCCGCGATACTGACCGCTGGCGTCTTTCGACAGCTGGATGGCCGTCCAGTTGCTCGGGTTGATGGCGTGCGCGTCGGGCATGACGAACGACGCATTGAAGATCGCCATCATCTGTTTGAAGATCGCGTCCTCGTTCGTGTCGGTGCCACGGACCACGTTGGCCGCGAGGCCGGCTCGGTTCATGATCCCGGTGAGGTTCGGCGCGACGCCGTCGCCATTGAGCAGCTGATCTTCTTCCGTCAGCTCGATGCCGATGCGGAGGCGTGCGTCGATGTAGCTCTGGATTTGATCGACGTCCTCGAGCATCTCTTCGGTGACCGGCAGCCAGTGCGCGATCTTCGTGACGAGGTCGACGACCTGGTCGAAGATGAGCGTGGACTCCGGCTTGGCGGCGCCCTCGGCGACGGTGGCGGCCGCGTTCGTGAAGGTCGTTTCCTTCATGTAGGTGATCGAGTTGCTGGTCGTGGTGCCAGGCGCAATGAGGTCGCGCACGGTCAACCGCTTGGTGGCGAGCGGGAGGATGCCCGGCTGATAGTCCGACACGATCAGCTTGCCGCCAGAGGCCGCGCCGCTCGACAGCGTCGCGCCGTAGAGTTCGACGACCGGCGACTGCCAGTTGCGCGAGCCGCGATGCTGGCCCTTGATGAAGAACTGCCCGGCCGCGGATTCGACGAACTGCTGGCCGAGTGACTTGTGCTGCGCCGGGCCACGATCCGGTGACGGCGTCGGGCGCAGGCCGCTGGTGAGGTCCGCGAGCTGGGCGCGCAGGCCTTCGTCGGCCTCGGCGGCGGTGATGCGCTCCATCAGGCTGCGCGTGGCGTCGGCTTCGGCGCGGAGTGCGGCCGACTCCTCGGTGGTGAACAACCGGCCGGTCGAGATGACCTTGCCCTCAGCGTCCTTCTCCTCATGCGCCTGCGCGGCGCGGGAGGTCTTTTCGAGCAGGTCGCTCGCCTTCTTCTTCTGCTTGTCCAGGTCCGCTTTCAAAACGGTCAGGTTCATGGCGATCTCTTTTCGCGGTGCTACTGCAGGTTGAGTGCGTGGATCTCGCGTTCGATCGCGGCATCCGCCGTTCGATCCTGACCGGTGGCCGGTGAAGGCTCCTGCGGTGTGTCGAGCGTGGGCACGAGCGCGCGCGTGGTGAGTTGGTCTGGCTCCGCCGAGAGCAGACGCCCGACGGTGTCGTCAAGCGTGCCGATGCGATCGATGAGGCCGAGGCTCATGGCCTCGTCGGCGCTGTACAGCAGCGCTTTCCACTCGACACGCACGCGGGCCTCGGTGGTCTTGGGGCCGCGGCCGAGCACGACGTCGCGGACCA